CAAAAACAAGTAAGAGAACGGATGCTGTCTCATATTTTATGTGGCGAGCCTATAAGCAGAGGGTGGATTTTATCCGCTGTAGCAAATACCAGCAGACCCGAAAGCTATGAAAAGATGTGGGAATGGGAAAATGTATTAAGCACTACTTGTGCTTTACTAAAGAAATTTTATTTACAAAAAAAGGAGGTTTTTAATTTGAAGTTAGATTATAATGTTGATGACAGAAGTTATCTTTTTGGGAGGCTTTTAGCAATAGCTGATAGTATTGAATATCGTGCAAGAAAAGAAGCCGATGAAAAACGTCCAACAAATGCCATTAGGTATATGACAGCATTTGCATCAAAACCAATGCGTACATGGAAACTTATCTTTGAGCAAATAAATCCTTATGTTCAAAAATTGGATGGAGCTTTATGGCTTCAAACTCAAATAGATGAAATTATGGACAAACTATTTGAAGCAGGAGGGTATGACGATAAGCCCCTTGATGGTAGGTATTTGATGGGGTATTCACTACAAAGGCGAGAGCTAATGAATAAAAACAAAAAGCAGGAGGAAATTAAAGATGAGTCTAACTAAAAAAATTGATTTTGCGATTATTATTGGAGTAAAAAATGCAAATCCAAATGGCGACCCCTTAAATGGTAATCGCCCACGAACAAATTATGATGGTCTTGGCGAAATTAGCGATGTTTGCTTAAAACGAAAAATACGCAATCGCTTGCTTGATATGGAAGAGGCTATTTTGGTGCAGTCTGATGATTATCGTAAAGATCAGCATCGTAGCATAAAAGACAGATACGACAGTGTTTCTAAAGATTTTACAAAAACAAAAAATGCCGAAGAAAGAGCAGCAACAGCCTGCAAAACTTGGTTTGATGTTAGGGCATTTGGTCAAGTGTTAGCTGGCGTGGATGATGACCACAAGTCTATAGCTATACGTGGTCCTGTTAGTATACAATCAGCTTTTTCAATAGAACCTGTTGATGTATCCAGTATGCAAATAACGAAAAGTGTAAACCTAGAAACTAATAAAAAAGACCCTTCACAAAAGGGGTCAGATACAATGGGCATGAAGCACCGCATAGAGCATGGTGTATATGTTACATATGGCAGCATAAACCGTCAGTTAGCTGAAAAAACAGGCTTTAGTGATGATGATGCCAGAGCTTTAAAGCAAGCTATTTTACGAACTTTCGAAAATGACGAATCATCTGCCCGCCCTGCTGGTAGTATGGAAGTGCTAAAACTTATTTGGTGGGAACATAACGAAAAGACACTCTCTTCTGCGAAGGTGCATAGAAGCTTGGAAGTGCATAGCGATGGCAGTTACACTCTCCAAAAATTAGACGGCATTTCGATAGAAGAGCTTGACGAATTATGATACAAAATGATGATGATTTCTTGATGATTTCAGGCATACAGCATTTTGAGTTTTGTCGGCGCCAATGGGCACTTATCCATATAGAGCAGAGCTGGAGCGAAAATGTGCATACCGTCAGCGGCAATATTATGCACAAGAAAGCTCATGATGCAACAGCCACAGAAAAGCGGGGCGATTTGATAATTACCCGTAATATGCCTGTATTTTCACGTTTATTAGGCATAACAGGCTTTTGTGATGTTGTGGAGTTTAAGCTAGACGATACAGGAGTTTCACTATATGGCAGGGAAGGTCTTTGGTCGCCTTACCCTATAGAGTATAAGAAGGGCAAAAGCAAAATAAGTGACGCAGACCGTATGCAGCTTTGTGCACAGGCTATGTGTTTGGAAGAGATGCTGCTATGTAATCCTATAAACGAAGCATATTTGTTTTATGGCGAAACAAAACGTAGAGAGTGTGTAGCCATAGATAACGCTTTACGCACCAAAGTAATCAATGCTATAAATGAAATGCGAGACTATTTTACACGTGGCTATACTCCTAGAGTAAAATTTGTCAAAATTTGTCAAAATTGTTCTTTGAAAAATCTTTGTTTGCCTAAGTTGCCACAAGTTAACAGCGTTAAAAAATATATAGACAAGCACGTAAAGGAGGAACTTAACTGAAAAAGCTACTAAACACTTTTTATATAACAACTCCAGATGCCTACTTGTCTCTTGATGGCGAAAATATAGTCGTTAAGCAAGATGGCGATGAGCTAAAAAGAGTGCCATTGCATAATTTAGAAAGTATCATAACGTTTGGCAGGCAAGGTGCGAGTCCCGCTTTAATGCGAAAATGTGCTGAGATGGGTATTTCTCTTGTATTTTTGTCGCAAAATGGACGTTTTTTAGCCAGCGTAATCGGAGAGGTGAAAGGCAATGTGCTTTTGCGGCGTACTCAATATCGTTTTGCTGATGATGAAGCAAAGTGCTTAAAAATTGGTAAAAACATTATAATAGGTAAGCTATACAACAGTAGGTGGGTGCTAGAGCGAACTTTAAGAGATCATGCCATGCGTGTTGATGAAGAGAGAATCAAAAGGGTCTCAAACTTCATTGCAGAAAGGCTAAGTGCAATTGAGAGTGTATCCAGTGCCGATCAATTGTTTGGTGTAGAAGGTGAAGCAGCAACGAGATATTTTTCTGTTTTTGATGAAATGATTCTAACAAATAAAACCGATTTTTATTTTGATAAACGTAGCCGCCGCCCGCCGCTTGATAATGTTAATGCTATGTTATCGTTTGTGTATACGCTGATGTCAAATGACGTAGCGGCCGCTATTTCAGCTGTTGGGCTAGACCCATTCGTAGGGTTTATCCACAAAGACAGGCCAGGCCGCCGTTCGCTAGCTCTTGATTTAATGGAAGAATTACGAGCACCCTTGGCTGACAGATTTGTACTAAAGCTTATAAATATGCGTCAAGTCAAAGATTCTGATTTTATTCAAAAAGAGAGCGGAGCCGTGATTATGACCGATGATGCCCGTAAAGCTTTGTTGTCCGCCTGGCAAGCTCGCAAGCAAGAAACTTTAGAACATCCTTTTCTTAAAGAAAAAATCTCATGGGGCTTGGTTTCACATGCTCAAGCCCTTTTGCTTGCCAGATTTTTGCGCGGAGATTTAGATGAATATCCACCATTTTTATGGAAATAGTGTGAAGGTGAAAAGATGCTAACATTGATAACTTATGATGTAAACACAGAAACAGCGGCAGGACGAAAACGTCTACGGCAAGTAGCAAAAATTTGTCAAAATTATGGTCAGCGTGTGCAAAATTCTGTTTTTGAATGCATAGCAGATGCCAGCAAGTTTTTGGAGATAAAAGCACAATTAATAAGCATAATAGACCCCAAAAAAGATAGCTTACGCTTTTATTCTCTCGGAAACTCTTATAAAAATAAAATCGAACACTATGGCTCAAAAAAGTCATTTGATGTTACCGACGATTTGATTTTATAATTAATGCGAAACTACTATAAACATACTTTTTCATATGCTTTCGCACCGCATATTTTCACAATATATGTATATTTTGTAATATTACTTTAGTTAAATTTTGAATATTTAACATTTTTAACTATTAAATTAAGCAAATTTCATCAAAATCATTTACTAATTAATAATTTTGATAATTTTTTGCTGTCGCACCCTACGTGGGTGCGTGGATTGAAATTTTGCGTTTCTGGCGCTCTGTCGCTGTTGTTGATGTCGCACCCTACGTGGGTGCGTGGATTGAAATGTTGACTGGTGTCATTGCAATCCCAATACTGCCGTCGCACCCTACGTGGGTGCGTGGATTGAAATGTTTGTGCATATTGATAATAGTTATGTTAGACAAGTCGCACCCTACGTGGGTGCGTGGATTGAAATATGCGTCAAAGCATATTCGTTTATTATACTTTGGTCGCACCCTACGTGGGTGCGTGGATTGAAATTAAATTGGCTGGTCTAGCTTCAACATCAAACTCTAGTCGCACCCTACGTGGGTGCGTGGATTGAAATACTTTCAGATGATTGAATAACTGCATCATATTCATAGTCGCACCCTACGTGGGTGCGTGGATTGAAATTGGTATGCGTCCAGAGCAACTCAAAAAAGGCATTGTCGCACCCTACGTGGGTGCGTGGATTGAAATCTGAAGAGATTGCAACTCTGGAACGTCCGCAGCTCTTGTCGCACCCTACGTGGGTGCGTGGATTGAAATCACAATACACGTTGAGGCAGTTGCGGATTTACGCCGTCGCACCCTACGTGGGTGCGTGGATTGAAATATCGCCTAAAAGCTCTCCTTCATAGGCATACCTAAGTCGCACCCTACGTGGGTGCGTGGATTGAAATGTTGATTATTGCGTGGTTGGTTGCCACCTGTTGCTTGTCGCACCCTACGTGGGTGCGTGGATTGAAATCTTTGTAAGATTTATTTTATTGACAAAACCTCTAAGTCGCACCCTACGTGGGTGCGTGGATTGAAATCTCGGTGCGGTAGCAAAAGCCATTTTTAGTAAAGTCGCACCCTACGTGGGTGCGTGGATTGAAATATAAATCCAAGATTTGCTGAAATCTTTGTCTTTGTCGCACCCTACGTGGGTGCGTGGATTGAAATAGAGCGATATACCAAAGAGTATACACTAGATATGTCGCACCCTACGTGGGTGCGTGGATTGAAATACGCTTAGATACATACTCTTCAAATGTTACCTTTGTCGCACCCTACGTGGGTGCGTGGATTGAAATATTCGGTCGGTCAATGATTCGCCAGGAACAAGCACGTCGCACCCTACGTGGGTGCGTGGATTGAAATTGCAGATTGCTTTGCACTTCGCTTACTTAGTATCGTCGCACCCTACGTGGGTGCGTGGATTGAAATTAGAGGTGTATTTTTGATTTCAAAATAGTAGTTGCGTCGCACCCTACGTGGGTGCGTGGATTGAAATGTTTACTGGTGTCATTGCAATCCCAATATTTCCAGTCGCACCCTACGTGGGTGCGTGGATTGAAATTTATAATCTAAATCGCCTGTTATTTTGCCAGCTAGTCGCACCCTACGTGGGTGCGTGGATTGAAATGTATTTTTCTTTAAGTGTTGGAAATCTTGGTATACAGTCGCACCCTACGTGGGTGCGTGGATTGAAATCAAATCAAGCACACAGGCATTTAAGCGGGGATTAGTCGCACCCTACGTGGGTGCGTGGATTGAAATTTCAAGGCTCCATTGGGCCTCGCCTAAAAATAGTAGTCGCACCCTACGTGGGTGCGTGGATTGAAATTCTTGTGATGCGGGATATGTGATATTCTGTTGCCTCGTCGCACCCTACGTGGGTGCGTGGATTGAAATTGCTATACTGGTTTCAAGGTTGAAAAACGTAACTGTCGCACCCTACGTGGGTGCGTGGATTGAAATGCATAGCACGAATATAAGCTTCTCGAAACTCTCGCCGTCGCACCCTACGTGGGTGCGTGGATTGAAATCGTTATCGCTATATGTCCGCTCTACTTGCTTATGTCGCACCCTACGTGGGTGCGTGGATTGAAATTAGTTTACGTTTAATATTATCTTTAATAATTCGGTCGCACCCTACGTGGGTGCGTGGATTGAAATCCTCCACCCATTTTCAGCATTACCAACATGCTGGCGTCGCACCCTACGTGGGTGCGTGGATTGAAATGATACTCGATTAACAACAACTATGTCGCTACTGCGGTCGCACCCTACGTGGGTGCGTGGATTGAAATTACACTGTGGCAAATGCGAAACGCCAAAACAGGCAGTCGCACCCTACGTGGGTGCGTGGATTGAAATTTTACGGGCTAGAATGTACTAGGTTGATTGCGTTGTCGCACCCTACGTGGGTGCGTGGATTGAAATAGATCTTGCGTCTGAAAAATCTAAGTTTGACATTGGTCGCACCCTACGTGGGTGCGTGGATTGAAATTAAGCTCATGTAAGGTTATTATATCTATACTAGTTGTCGCACCCTACGTGGGTGCGTGGATTGAAATCGTAGGTATATCGTTTAAGTCAGGTTTGTCAAGCGTCGCACCCTACGTGGGTGCGTGGATTGAAATTTGAACTTCAATAAACTCACATAATATTTTTGCTCTATACTTAGCTGAAAAATCAAAAACAAGGGGTCCATAACTTCAATTGAAACAATAGGAATTTCCTTGTTTTGGAGGTGCAAACGATTTTTTGTAAGCTCAATCTTCCGATGATAATGTATATTAATTAGGCAATTTTCTAGAAGCCAAGGAAGGGAGGAAGATTTTTCAAAAGTGATTTTATCCGAAAAAATACTCTTCAACCTTGACTTCTGTTATTGCTAAAATAATGGCTATAAGGATTTATGAAGCAGTTTTCTTCGTAAATCCCTTAATTATAGGTTTTTAGATTTTGAGGTTGATATAATCACCCATCAGAAACAATAGATAGTTCGCTATAAACCTGACTCCAGTCCATGATTTTGATATGCCATTTCTTGATGGTGTTCAAGGTAGCTAAGTATAGGACAAATCACATCCCAATTACCCCTCCAACTGTTTCATAGCATTCAGATAAATCTTATCCTATTTTTACTGTACTTCAAGCATGTTTGTATATCCAGGCTCTTCGTTTACGGCATGGTAAATGTTTTTTAGTTTTTTGGCAAATTCCTTTTTATGCTTATGAGCCACATGTAGTAGGGTATTTCGTGATATATGTATAATTTTGTCATTTTAAATGCTATTTCTATAGCTTCTTTTATACCAGATAATCGATCAACACACAGAACAAGAATATCTTCAACCTATTCTTATACCTCTCGGGGATATATTCGTTAATTTTAATTGAATCCAAAAAATCTCTTAGTGGCACTAAAATAGGATATAATCCTTTATCTTCTTTAATACATAATTTATATGCAAGATATGCCATATCTGTCGATTTTCCAAGTCCAGCCTCAACAGTTACAATCATGCGATTATTTGCAAGACATTCATTAAATATCTTCAATTCGTAAAGTGACCAAGTCAAAAAATAACGAGACTGCATCTCGTTATTTTTATTTAATTGGCAAAAACAATATAAGAAATATTTTGGTATATACAGGCAATAATGAAAGTATAGCATTATGAATTGTGACTTGAATATAATACTAAAAGGTGTTATAATTAGGAGGTGTAAAAATTGAATATCGAAAGAGGGATAAAAAACGTGAAAATTACTAATCTAACTGTGAAAGGATTACATGGTCGATATGACTACGATGTTGATTTTAATACAGACTTAACATTCTTATTTGGTTCGAACGGCTGTGGGAAGACTACGATATTAGATATACTATCATCAATTATTACGGGAGAGCTGTATCGCTTATTTAAATATGAATTCAAAACTATTGATTTATATTATTCAGTTGAAAGTGACATAAAAAATAGCATATGCATAAAATTTAATCCTATATCTGAAAACCCTATAATTGAACTAATATTTATGGAAGAGTCTTATTCATTACGACAAATAGCATCTAGGGATGAACTAAGGTTTGTGCCAACTGCACAAGAAAGGTATTTTCGTGAATACCCAATACTTTGGGAAATAAAAGAATTATTTCCATTCGTATACTTGCCACTCAACAGGAGAGGAAGCGAGGAGAGAAGGAGCAACAAACACAGAGTAAATAGAGAGCTTATAAGACATACTGGATATAGCGAAGAAATGGGCTATGATGTAGATGATGCATTATTTGATGCTGAACACAAAATATCGAAATTCCAGCATTTAGTGAGCCAAAGAAAACGTGAGTTGAATGATGAATTTAGAGATAATTTGATTAAAAGCTTCATCACGGCAAAAAATATAACACAAACAAAGGATGCCAAAAATACCAAATTGGAGCCCTTTAAGGTTGACTTTGATAAGGAGATAGAAGAATTTAAGAGGGTATTTAACGTCGCTGAACAATCCATAAAAGGGCTAGAGATACTCTCAGAAAAAGAGTTTGATGAGTTTGTGGAAGATAATAATTATCTTCTTGATAGATTAGGAGAATTCCAAACAATTCTATCTAAGGGTTCGAATATCTCGAATGAAGACTTGAAGAAAATTTCATATTTAATGTCTAATGCTAATCGGGCTCCACAGATTATTGAAATTGCAAAGATAACATATAATTTACAGAACAATCTTGAAAAAGAAGACCACAAACTAAACTCATTTAGGAAAACAATTAATTATTTCTTTGGGGAAGGTGAAGATGCAGTAACGAGAAAAAATCTTGCATGGAATGCAGGGAAGGTTATTTTCCGCAATAATTTGGACTCAGAAGATATTGAAATAATCAACTTGTCTTCTGGAGAGAAGCAACTATTTATTTTCTTTGCACATCTAATTTTCAGCCTTGAAGAGAGTCAGCCAGGAATTTTAGTTGTTGATGAGCCTGAGCTATCACTTCATTTAGCTTGGCAACGCGAATATGTAAGCAAAATAATGGAGTTGCAGTCAAATGTACAAATTATTTTTGCAACTCATGCTCCTGAGCTTATTGGACGATACTCTGATAAGGCAATGAAACTAAGTCCTAAACTAACAATGGAAGAAGGAGTGAAATAGTTGTGTTTAATCACTCTCTAGAATACTCAGACGCTGCTTTACTTCCTAGGTACAATATGCACACGAGGAGCGACAAATGGAATATAATAGTAGAAGACAAAGACAAAGAGTTCGAATATGAGCGTATTTTTGCACGCTTACTGGGTGATATATCAAGATTCAAGATAATTGCATTAGGAGGGAAAACACAGGTAATTGATAACTTTACAGAGAAATCTACTAGCATATCTACGGCGGAATCTTTAGGTGAGATTTATTTATTGGATGGAGATTTTGATTTCATCGAAATGAACGAAAATGCTCTCTGTCATCCTTCTTTGATATACTTAGATAGGTATGATATTGAAAATTACCTGATTGACAAGGAAGCTATTGAATCATTTGCCCAAGGTGCTGGTAAGCTAAGATTGGAAGAAGTTGAGAGCCATATCAACTTTATAAGTTGGCATCAATCTGTTACTCAATTTTTGCATGAATTATTCATTCTATTTTATTTAGTTCAGAAGAATAATTTAGGCATTAAGAATGTTGGAATGTCAACATATTATTTTTTCGATGATACTGGTGCCCCTAATAAAGATAGATATATTGCATATCTTTCTGAAGTGAAGGAGTGTTTTGAAAATTTGCCTAACTTTAAGAGTTCAAAATCTTTTGATGCAGAAATAAATGCTTGTAAGAACATAATTTCAGAGGCAGTTGGAGAAGAGTTTTCACGCATAATTTCAGGTAAATATTACTTATTGAGCATTCAACTTCATTTGAAAAATAAAAATTGTTACAAAACCAAAGTAGACAATCTTCGCTGGTCTCTAATAACCAATTTTGATATTGTTCAGATGGACTGGCTTAAGCAAAGAATTATTCAAATTGTTGGCTAGTATAATTCTTCAGGTTTGGTATATGTGGAGCAGCTTGGAAAAGTGAAGATATATAAAGGTATCTAGTCTAATTAATAACGATATTTCTCTTATCGTGTGACAAATAAAAATTAAAAAATATAATAACTGCCAGTTTTCTAAAAACCAATCACCATATTACATGTGATTGGTTTTTAGATTTGCAGAAAATAATTTGAAGAGTGCTGAATTGACAATCTGAAGGAAATATAATGTTATATGTATGGTTTAATTTGATAACAATATTATAATTTTGTATTAAATTTGATCAAACAGCTGTTTCAGAGCTAACACCTAAACATATATCATTTTCATCAAATAGCAGCACAATATGATAACCAGCTGCTATCCATTGATATATTGAAACTTTCTGACCATCCTCATCCAGAGTTGCTGATACAGAACTTGGATTGCCAACTGCTTCAACAATCTCTTCTAAAGTTTTTCCTTGTAAAATTCCGAGGTCAGCAAACTTCTTTCCTAACATCTGTCCAGGTACTTTTACAAAAGAATTGATTATTGCAAATATAATAATCCCTCCGATAATAGTCCATAAAAATGGCATTTAAATCACCCCTTTCTAAAAGTATTTGTGTTTAAAACATTGTGAAAATTATAACTTCATCGCAAATGCAGACAAACACACCTATTCATAGCTAGACATGTTCCATCACTGCATCCAGCACAACCCTCACGGATTCCTCCACGGACGCATAAAGTTTCATTGTTTCAACCAACGTAAAAATACCAAACTCATCATCGACATAGAAAACAAGATGGCTCTGATTTTTTGGTTCATAGTTTTTTAAGACAACAGGTAATGACTTGCCACTGAGCTCTTCGCCTTCTGGCAACATTGTATATAGTTGAAAGAAAAGATACCCAAAAAGAACACACATAATATGGAATGCGACAAGGTTTATTTTAGTGGAAGTGAAATCTTCAATCTTCCAAAAATCTTTTATTTGTCGATAATCTTCCTCTATCTCTGGTCTAAGCTCATATGTTTGGATAATTTGTTTCGCACTTTTGGATAAATCCGTAGTAATAAAAACCCGAAATTCGTTTTCAGGCTTGTCTGTTTCACTGTCCCACACCACACAGGCGTTGAAGCTAACATCGTTTTCTATATTATCACTTCTCCAGAAGCGACCTAGCCCAGAAACTAAAGCGACTTTTTGACTCTTACGCCTTTTATTCGGATGGTTAACCCATTTATTATTATATTTAGCAGTAGAAACGGCCATTTCAAATGCATCCATATTTGTTCTTAACGGAATGTAAGTATCAATATTACGTATTGTTTTTAGATAATTTAAATTCGCTCTCGAAAGAAAACCTCTGTCATTGATTAAAATGTCGCCTGATTTTAGCATCGGAGAATTAAGAATAATATCTTCACTTAAATTAACATCTTGTGTTCTCATTCCGCTGAAACGTATATCTGTGATAATACCTGTATCTTTTGAAAGGCTTCGCAATGTTGCGAGTTTATATCCTCGATATATACCGTCCGAATCTCTTGCTGTTTCAGAAAGCTCATAATTTCCGTTCGAAAGCTCTACTTTAATTTTTGTGCAGTCAAGAATATGTATTGTAGACTCTAAGTTCATTTTTGGCATGATGTGTTTCTGAACTGTTTCATTGTAGTAGTTGAAGAAATCATCATATTTATATTTTCCAAAAAGGTGTCTTAGCTGCCCTTCAGTCATGACTCCTTTATTTTTACTCCCTTCATCAATCAGATTCCAACCAAGCTCAGATAATACGCGATGGTCTTGTATCGCAAATGGTACATCAGTCATAGCTGTTTTAAGTTTCATCTTGGCTGCAATTGAAAGCCCTAGGATTAAATCAAAAGGCTTTGTCGTATTATCCCTTCGTTTATCAGGAATAACATCACTTAAACAGGAGAGAATACCATACTTATTCATCGTCAGAATAATGTCGTCCACTAAACCTGTTTTGCTTAAATGCACAGCATCAAGCCGCCCGTCACGGATTTTATTAAGTACAGAATCTCTATTCTCGCGAACGGATTTTAGTATGGCATTTACCTCCTTTCTCAATATATTTAAAATAGTACATTATTCCTGCACTAACAGTATACAATATTCCACGAATTGTGTCAACACTAAATGAGATAAAAATTCCACCAATAGCGTACTAAATTAACCTACTATTAAGTGGAGAGGTGAATTCGCTATGAATATAAATATAGGCAGTAGAGTAAAAGAATTACGCTTAACAAAAGGCATGACACAATCTGAGCTGGCAGAAAGAATAGGCATGACATCGTCTGCCATTTCTTCTTATGAAATTGGCGAACGTCAACCATCGTATGATGTGTTGATTAAAATAGCGAAATTGTTTAATGTTACTACAGACTACTTACTTGGCCACACTAATAAGGACATGATGAGTATTTCTGGTTTGATGCTTGGCCAAAGGCAACATGTGCAAAGTATGGTTGAAGCATATCAAAAATTCAATCATTTATGTATAATTACATTTGATTTAGAAAGGGAAGAGGTCGGTATTGATTATCCTGATACGAAACTTTACTATTTAGATGCGATCCCACTTGAAGAATTAAAAGAGGCTATAGATAAGAGAGTAAAAAAATAATATGTTTATTTAATAAAGTGCTACATCTAAGGTAGAAAAATGATAGCTACCAAGCAGGGTTTGATAAACTGGCTCTGTTATAGTATGGGAGATTGCCCCTAATATTCTGACTTTTATATGTGGTATATTATAGATTAATCATGCTCTCAAAGAAAATTATACCCAAATAATAATTTCATAATATATGGCCTGATAATTCTTACTGACTATAGTACTTATTAGTTTTATAAACAAAGCTAACTTCAACCCAAATTGCTAAGTTTTATTAAAAAATGTCTAAAAATATTGACAAAGCTTGATAAATGGTGTATAATATTAACGTTGTGGTAAAAGGCTTCCTAAGACAGTAGGCATATATAAGCCCTACCGAGGCAGAATGTAAAAGGTGTATTCTGCGCTAGGGGATACGCTTTTTTGTATAAGTTATATACAAGTTGGACAAGCTACTTGCATATAATAAAGAAATATGAGTTTTAAAGCAAAACAGAAATGAAAAGAGGGATTTTTATGTGCAAGGTAATAGGATTAGGCAATGTGATAATAAATAGATGCATAGATGAAAAAGTTTCTCTAGATGCTTCCAAACTGCAAAAACTGCTTTATTTTATGCAAAAAGAATTTCTAGTAGAATATGACGAACCATTTTTTATACAAGATATTGTTGCGGCAAAGTGTGGACCGTCAATACCAGATATAGCTCGTTCTTTTATGACACACGATTTTGGTTCAAATGCCAAGCAACATGTAAAAATTGCTGTATTGGACAAAGAGAAACCCATTATTGATAAGATTTTTAAGTTATATCATCACTATTCATCATTAGAGCTTATGGATATATCTAAAAAGGAGAAGGCTTGGGAAATTGTATGGCAAAGTGGAGTTGGAGAAGGATCTCTTATAACCCCAGCTACAATAATAGGTGCCTGTAAATGCTAAATGATTGATTTTACTGTGGAAAATTTCTTTAATACGCTTGAAGAGTGTAATAGTACAGACACCAATACGCTTAAAAATGTTCTTGATGTTTTAGATACATTTGATAAAACTAAGCATGATTCGCTTGTTAAAACACATATAGAAGACTATCCTGTAAATAAGGTATCTGATTTCACAATGTGGCTAGCAAAACTTGATGCTGTCTTAATTTATGCAAAAAAAGAAGCACGTCATATATCTACAATAGAAGCAATAGAGGCAATCTACTCTTTAATAACTAAATATGTATCCGACTTTTATGAGAAACATCTTTCAGACTCTGCCCCTCTCAAACCTGATAATAGTTCTGAAGATACTTGGGACGCTAAGTATAAAGAATTAGAAACAAAAGTGCTATCTATCGAAAAGGAGGCTTCTAAAAAAATAGAAGGCTTACAAAGCTCAATCATAGGCATAACAGTGACTATTCTTGGTATTTTTGTTGCAATTACCTTTGCAGCATTTGGAGTAACGGAAATGGTAGGCAATGTTTCACAAATGGTTACGGACAAAAGAACAAGCATTTTTTACGTTATATTTGTTTTTTCATTACTAGGTGCTTTCATTATAAATCTTGTATTTTTGCTTTTTTATTGTATTTCAAGGTTTATTGATAGATCTATTGCTACAAGTTGTAGATATAGTGAGCAATCAAAATCTTGTGAAAAATGCAATAAGAAAAAAATAAAATTAAACAAAAAAATAAGAAAAATGAAAAAAAGCTTGAGCAAATTATACTACGAAAAGGAAATTAACAAGAAGGAAATTAACAAGCTCGAAAAAACTATAACTGGATTATATGATGAGCTGAAATCGACAGAAGCAGACGTTACAGATAAATGTGGACTTTTGGGAAAATTGTGCAACAAATTTTCATATATATTTATTGCAAATACCCTTTTGGTTATTTTAATATTATTCTCTGGATTAGGGTTCTCTTTAGAATGGGGGATTAGAGAAGCCGAAGTTTCAAAAAATATTCCTACAGAAATTGAGCAAGCGATTGGCGATAGTCTAGACAACGAAGGCTCTAATGAGGACATTTCAGACGAAGAAGAGCTTAACCAGTAAAGCCGTATAATTTTAGTACATACAAAACCTAGCAGTAATCTCTAATATACTGCTAGGTTTTTTGATTTGTTTTTTTGCTATACACTTGAACACCTGAGTATAACCCCCAATAACGATACCTTTTGGAAATACAGCGAAAACGCCCTACAGCCAGACTTTCTAAAGGTATGAACGGCAAGCAACACAAACAAAAATAAAATTAAAGGGCGTGAAATTCATGAGTAAAGAGTATATTCCTGTAACCACGAGCGAAACGGTTTATTTCAAACCGCAAACTAAAGAAGAAATGGAACCCATGATTGAGCAAATGAAGCTGGGAGATATGCTATTTGCCCCTTGGGTATTCTGCAATGGGATGTGGTACACCCTCGGATTGAATGATGAAACAGACCCAACATCAAAATGCTTGTTTCCCAACATTATCATGGACGAGCATTTACCACCACTAACACGCTGGGGCATGGCACGTTACGATTTCTTAAAATCAGAACGCAAATTTATGGCGGCAGGGTTAGGCATCGTTGGGCTTCATAAACATTGCCTTGAAATTGAGAAACAAGCCGAACATCGCAAGCGTAGCATGATGGAATCAATCAGTAAAGACCCCGCTAATCGTGTGACAGAGCGAGATAAAGCCCAAGACCCAATTTCTTGGGTGCAAAGAATGAATATGTACCAATCGAGGGTGCATGAAACAATCTATGCCGACCTCATTTACAGTTAGATGTAAACGCCTGAATGCCAAACACCCGAACACTAAACACAAACCCCAGCAACAAAAAACAGTCAAACATGAGGAAGTACCTATATTTTAGGTGCTTCTTTTTTGTTGTGAACAAACCCAACCCCAAAACAGAAAGGATTTGAAAACATGGACAAAAACAGAACAAGAAAAAACAGGGTGTCGCTCCGCTTGGACGATGCCGAATTGCTCCAGTTACAACAAAACATGAAAACAGCGAATAAAACGAACCGTGAAGCATATCTTCGTAAGATGGCATTAGAGGGTAGCATAACCACAATTGATACCAAGCCAACTGCTGATTTGGTGCGGCTTGTGGCAAATATTTCCTCAAATGTGAATCAGGTTACGAAACGCTGTAATGAAACAGGCTCGGCATATGAAAAAGATGTACTTGCCTTGCAAGCTGAAATTGACTTGCTCAAACCGTTGATTGTTGAAGCCCATCGCAACAGCGTAAAAATGAAGCGAGGGTAGCAATGGTCAGAAAATATCAATACAGCCCAAACGTACAACATAAACACGTAACACCGCAACTCCAAAACAAATACTCCGAAAGCAGGTGATTTATAGCCACAACATGGATAAAACCAACATACAACCACACAGGGCAAAAATCCCAAACCACAATAAAGCGCAAAATTGACTACATCACAAACAGCGAAAAAGCAAACATTCACAACAAAACAGCATTGGAAAATCCAGAGCAACTTGCCCCTAATGCTATTCCGTCAATCTTCGATTATGCACAAAACCCCGACAAGACCGAAAACAATCAGCTTATCAGAGGTTACGAATGTTTCCCCGAACTAGCTGATGAACAATTCGCCACATCCCATGAATTATACGAAATCAACACAGGGCGAACGCCAAAAATCAATTCACGGCTACTATACCATATGCGTCAATCATTCGCACCGGGCGAAATTGACCCGCAAGTTGCAAACAGAATCGGCTATGAGTTAGCCCTCGAATTTACAGGCGGCAACCACCAATTTGTAGTAGCCACGCACACGGACAAGGCGCATATTCACAATCACATCATCATAAATGCAATAAATTTGGACTGCAATGGCAAATTCAAAGACCCGCTATACAGCGGCCGCCGTGATGTTGCCCGCATATCAGATAAATTGTGCAAAGAATATGGTTTGTCCGTAATTGAGCATAAGCAAGGCTGGCGAGAGCCTTATAACGAGTGGGAAAAGAAACACGGCATCATGCCAGAGAATAAGCCATTATCAAAACGCAAACGGCTTGAAGAAATTATTGGATTTTGCTTGGACAAGAAGCCCAAGGATTTTGACACGCTGTTGAAATATTTGGAAGAATACTCTTGCTATGCAAAACGTCGTGGGAGTAATATTTCCATCACTACGCCATTTGCGAAAAAGCCAATTCGCTTGAGTTCGTTGTCTGGTGAATTTGACGAGCATGGCATTAGGAGTCAAATTGCAGAACAGCAGAAAGTGTATCAGCAGGTACAAAATATTTCCACAGCCAGTAACAACGAAGATGAATATGACGATGCCGAATGCGAAAACGCTTATGTGCCTGTTGCCGAAGTAAAACCCGCCATACCCACCAAACTTGAAATCAGCCTACAATCAATTTTGCAGTTCAGCAATCATCACAATCTGAAATTGATTATCGACATTCAAAATTCCATGAAGGCCACCGAAAGCATTGGCTACAAACGCTGGTGCGAGAAATTCAACTTGGAGCAGATGAGCCAAACGCTTATCTTTATCGAAAAGCATCAACTGACGGTGGAAAAATTGCGTAACATCGTAACAGTGAACGCAAATGCACCAAATGAAATCAAGTCTGAAATTGCTACGCTCGATAGAAAACTTGATAACATTTCAGAAATGCAACGTCACTTTGGTACATTAGGCAAGACAAAAAAAATTTACAAGCAGTATACGCAATCCGCTAACCCAGCGCAATTCAAACAAGACAACCTCAAATCATTAACCGCATATTCCGAAGCAAGCAAGTATTTCAACGAAAACGGCTACGGCACATGGGGCGGTTTTGAAATGCCCAAATTTGCCGATACCCAAAAGCGATATGCAGAAACATTAGCTGAGAAAAAGAAACTCTGGGCAAGATACCACGCCATGAAAAATGAAATAGGCGAAGCTAAAAACGCATGGGCGAATGTGAAAACGCTTTTGAATGTGCAGGATGAAATTGAAATTGCTCCGAAGGTAAGACGGCAAAGTGGACCCAGTTTATAAATTTGCATTGCGGTGAAATTGAAATGAAGATTTGCAAATTGATGAAAAAGTAATTCAGGCTAATTTGAAATTGGCACAGACGTAAATTGAAATTGAAATTTACGCCAATCGTAAAAATCTTTTCAGCGGAACGCTTAACAAAAAAATAGCGTTCCGCTAATTTTTTTGAATTAAAATCAGCGCTGGCGCATGATTTTGATGGGGTTCAAAGGGGCATCCCCTTTGCAAGCGGACTGGGGGCTGTCTACGAAGTGGACACCCACAGTCACTGCTTGCAGACAATGAAAATAGTGTTGTAACTATAGTGGCTTGTGCGGAAGCTAACTCAAAGGCGTGTTGCAACACAAGCGTATTGTGCAACATTTGAAATTGGATAAGGCAATTCTTGAATTGCATACAGTATTTTAGCACTGTGATTTTTGATAGAAACTGCAACCTTAACTTGTCATATTGCAATTCAAATATTAAGGGTTAATGCCTATCAAAAATAATTGAAATTTCTGCACGGTAAGCATTTGCACTATCGTGAGAGTTTTCCCTGTAATAATCATCATCGCCATCAGGAGTAATGCATGATTTGACAATGCTTTCAATTTCATAAGTGTAAATCGCAATATCATCTGAAATTATATCAAAGTCGGTTGACTTGTATCGCACAAGCGCAACAAGCAAATCAGTTATTTCTTTATATACATCATCAATTATCATATCCTTTATGGTATCAACTATGTTATCGATGTCGTACTCTTCTTCATAATCTTGACCATAGTAGAAACGGCTGACATTATTTTTTAGCAATGATTTAATATCATAGCTTGAGCAAAATTCAGAAATAGAAATATCGTTTGGATAATTAAATATTGCATCTTGCAAAAGTTCTTTGAAAAGAACGTCGCAATCAACATCAAGCGATAAATTTTTATTGCGTTCAAAAAAAGCAGTTAGGATGTTTACGGTATCAATAAATTTTTCTAAGCTGTGTACGGCGTATCTGAAAAGTTCTTTCAAATCATTATAGGTAAAAATATTTATCACCTTATAAAAATCAAAAAACGGTTCATTTAATAGCTTTTCCAAGATTTCGTTGTGCGACAACAAACTGAATTTGTCATCTACACATTCAAAAGCAGTATTGAGATACTCGTCAATTGTGTTGGCATATTTACTATCGGTCAATTCGTTGGTGCAAATATTCGATGTTATAAAATACAGTTTTGATGCAGTTGTCGAAAATTCTAATTCAAGAATTGTACCATCATTTAACTTATCTAATATGTGCTGAGTAAAGTCTGAGCCTTTAAGCAGTTTCTCAATTTGCAAAATATTAGTGGCTGTATTTATAATTGTAGAAGTTTCAGGTATGTTATTCGATATTGTGCTTTTCAAAAAATCATTCACCGATGGATTTATGGTTGAGATATGTTTCTTCCCTCTATTGTCAGTAATTTTTATCATGGATTGATTAAGCCGTCCTAGAACAGTATCGAAAGCATTCTTTGTTGAATCGATGTTTTGCTCTTTAGCAATTCGGGCGTTATAGCAATTCTTTAAGACTTCGCTATCAATGCTGGTGTCTGTCAGCGAAAATAAGGTGTTCAAAAAAATCCTATCAACATTCTCCATGCGATGGGTATACTCGTTTTTCCATATATCATTTGGATTATTTAGGCTATCTACGATATACTCAGCATAATTGTCTGAAGATATGTCTTGCCAATTAAATTCTAGCGTTGCAAATTCGATAATTCGAGGGGTATAGTTAGAGTGTGATACAATCTTGAAATAGTTTTCATTGCTTTTTATGTTATCATAATAAGATGGAGGAAGATTCTTAGAAATTAAGTGGTTATAAAATATTTCAGCCTTTTCAATCGGATGAAGTGTGTCCATATTTATTACATATTTGCTGATTTTATTCGATTTCATGAACACATTGAATACGTCACTTCGCTCTTTTGCTTCATTCAAAACCGTTACTCTTGAATTGAGAATGATTTTCTTGTTTTCATGTATTTTAACGTAGTCAATTAGAGCCGTAAGTTCGGCTTCTTGGTTTTCTTTCATGCTAAAATAATACTGACCAAGACAATCATCAAGCAGTACGATTTCCTTTGCTGTCCTGTCAAGAGATAGGGAATCCTTAATATCCTTTACTCTTCCGTTCGTGGTGTATCTGACTGCATACCCCTGTTCTGCATAATGTAATAATAGCATTTTAGATGTCATTGTTTTACCTATGCCCGGGTGTCCAACAATGAAAATCATTCTGTTCTTATCCAAGCACTCCAAACAATCATCGTATACAGTAGTTTTGACGAAATAATCAGCTTCTTCTTTAATGTTGCTGAATAACGCTTCGCAATCAATGAAGATATGCAGATTATATACTTCGTTCAAAATTCCTGATGCGTGAAGCCACAATTTGTAGTGCTTGCGAACGATGTCCGCATTTTCTTCTTTCTGTAAAAATTCATCAATTTCAATCAATGTCATAACATTGCGGTCAGAATCCATATAATCGGAAAACATGGTATAAACCTCGTTAATATTGTCTGCCGTCAAAGTCATTCCACAACAAATGTAATACTGGTTAGGTTTTTTCTTATTTACCTTTACTTGCTCTTTGCGCAATGAAGTTCTTAAATCGCTAAAAGTGCTTCGTATATAGTGCTTGACTTGAACCAAGACGTTATTTCCAAGGGTATTATCTGCCATATCAATTCCACCATCTCTACCCTTGGTAAAATTGCGCAGTTTTACAGATAATACCCTCTCCATAACATCTTTGCAGAGATTTTCAAATTCGACATCGTTTAGTGCCTGATAGTTAAACATAAATTCCTCCCTGCCGTTCGTATTACCCCTCCAACGCAAAATCCCTATAATCCGTCTTAACCACATATTTACTGTCTTTATCAATCAACGGTGCATTAGGCATTACTTCAAAACCAAGTGCTTCAAAATGCTTTTGGGCGCACTCGATTTTTACCCGCTCGACTTCACGCTGTTGCTCGTCATTGGAATCGCCCTTTGTTTCAACGACAAAGTAAATGGTTTGCTGTTTACCGTGGATATTACGCTTAACAATAGCCCAGTCTGGCGTATACAGGCCAACTGGCGTTGAAATGGTGAATTTCTTCGTCGGCAACTTCAAGAAAAGCTCAACATTTGTGTCAATGTCAATCTTTTCGGCAAATTTAAGCTCAACCTTTTCACTATCATATTTGATATAGTTGTAGAGGCTATTTTCCACCAATACGGCATTAGTTTTTGTATTCACTTTGAAATCGGCAAAGTTATCAAAAACTTGTGCATAATCCCAGTTGCTACCAGTTGGGATATACACAATGTTCATAACCTCCATGCGCCGCTTAACTTTCTTGATGACTTCAACAAGCTGCTCCATGAACACCTGCGGATTATTCAAAAATTCTGCTATCTTATCGCAACCCTCAAATATTTCATAAGCAAGTTTCTTTGAAATATTGCATTGTTCGCCAATATTGCGAAGCACATCGGGAAGCCTGTGCTGAGTGTCAACCGTCTGCAATCCGCTTTCTGTGCCGCTTTCAGCATAAACTCCGCTTGCTCTAATATCAATTTCTGCATCGGTATAGACGATTTTCACCTTGCTTATATACGCCCAACGATTAGAAGCCAATTCCATAAGGACATGGGCTTTCAGCATATCGTCTGTAAGCTCAATTTTATAGCGTGTTTTAGTTTTAATTTTATCCCACAATCGTTGGAATGGGTCGCTAAAAATAACCTCTCGCTTGGCTCTTGCGGTGTCGGTGTTATCCACATTACTGATGTCGGGTGTGGCGTATTGGTTATTGAAAAATTCGTATATTTCTTGCCGTGCATACTCTGCACGTTCGGGTAGTTGTAAAGCGTGTGCGCCTTGTTTCAATGCTTCTTTCATTGGTTGCGAAGGTCTGTTATCACGCTCAAAATATCCAGCCTGTGCAAATGTTTCAATAGTTTCTTGCCAAATGTCGAGGGGTATTTGCACTTCAACGGTTTTCTTAATTTCCACAGGAACGGCCCGCAAAACAGCTACATCAACTTTGTTGCTTGATTTTATTGCTTCCGCTATCAGCTCATGGTTACTGGCGATGCTAATAGGGATAGCAATGTTTTCAGGCGCAACAACCACACCATTTGCATCAATAGCACCAGTTTTCTTGTTTAACTCTATGGTTTCAGCAATTTGTTCATCGTCAAGGATTGACTGCACAACTTCGGTTTTGCTTGTTATATCGCCTAAGAAGTGAATTGTAATGCCGTCAAATGTCATGCCCAAATCATCTTCGTAGTTCTTCTGTAACCCTTTGGCAAACTCCGCAAAGTTTTCATCAGAAACAACATAAAGCTGATTGATATTCTTGTCCTCAACGCGTTCGCCGTCTTGGTTTACGCATAGGCGAAGCCCACGCCCAATTTTTTGGCGGCGTGTAAATTCTGTCTTTGGCTCAAGCAATGTGCAAATCTGGAACACGTTGGGGTTATCCCAACCCTCTTTTAACGCAGAATGGGAAAAGATAAACCGCACAGGGCTGTTAAAGGACAGCAATTTTTCCTTGTCCGTCATAATCAAATCGTAGGTGGATTCATCATCTTTGGTATCACCCTTGGTGTCTTTAAGCGTACCACCTTTTTTATCTTGGGAAAAATAGCCAGCGTGAGCGTTTTCTGCATCACCCATTATTAATTCGGGGTATTTGGCTCGAAGCTCCTCATAACATTCTTCAAACCATGTGTAATAATCGCCGTTTTCACCATCTTTTCCACGATAATTTGCAACATAGTCAATGAAAAACAGCGACAAGACTTTTATACCTTTATCATGCAACCGTTTCTCGTTTTCAAAATGAAGCTCGATGGTACGCATTATTTGAGATTTCTTGATTGCTCGTTCGTCCACATTGCCAATTGAATGGTTAAGCGGTATCACCGTGCCATTGTCGAAATGCACGGCTTGAAAGCCCTCACGGGTGTCTATGTTTGAAACCTTGTAATCCGCATAAAAATCACGCCCATTTGAAACTTCTTGCAAATCAGAAGTTTTGTTAATGGGGCGAATTTTACGCTCAACAACGCCTTTGGAGTTGCGCCAGTCAATTTCAATCTTCGCCTTGTACGCATTGCGGTCAATCTCAACAACCTTTATGTAAGGCTTATTGTAGTCTTTATGCGCACGAATAGAGGAAACGGAAATTTCTTTAACGAGATTTTCCCTGTGGGCTTCCACGGGCCCCAGTTTATACGCCAAGTTATACACATTTTTGTGCGTGGCACTATAGCGCAAAATGACACAGGGGTTAAGGCTTGCAATGGCTTCTTTGCCAACATCTTGCGTGTCTACGCTTTGGGGTTCGTCAATAATCACTACAGGACGAACATCACGGATAAATTCAATCGGCGTGCGAAAATCCTCACGGCTTTTACCCTTATTCATGATGTTGCTGGCACTATCAAAAGAACCTTTTGTAATAACCATAATCTGAACATTACTGCTATTGGCGAAAGAGCGCATCTTTTGAGCAATCTCGCCCTTGTACGCAAAAAATTCATAGGAAATATGGGCGTAGTCCGAGTGGTTGCCAAAATACTCTTTTGTGGCTTTCAGCGAATTTATGACACCCTCACGAATAGCTGTTGATGGTGGCACAACGATTACAAATTTCTTCCAACCAAAATTTTTATGAAGTTCCAAAATTGTATTGGTGTACACAAAAGTTTTGCCTGTGCCTGTTTCCATTTCAACGGTGAAGTTTAGAAAATCACCACTCTCGTACAAATCAAGCTCGGTGCTTTGAGGCAATCCGTTTTTCTTCTGTATAGCTTGCAGATTTTCTAATATACGCTCGTTGGAAATGGTAAGCTGTTGTGCGTCATAATCAAAGTCTGGAGAAACAGCATTACGAATGGTGTAAATGCTGTCGGCTTCACTTTGGCCGCTAAAAATACCCTCTTTGCCGGCGATAGAGGAAACAGCGCGTTGCTGAAAATCTTGCTCTTTGAATTGCAGTTTTACAGCCATCTATTCGTCACCTTCCTCATCTTTTACTTCAATTGTTTCTGTTTTGGGCTTTTTAAGGTCAAGTGCGTTAAGCGGTGAAACAACCTCTTTGCCCGTTTGCAATTCATATTCTTTGCGGGCAGCTTTTGCAACGCCACCGCCTTGCTTCGCTACTTTTGCGGTTTCGGTCATGCCTTGCGGATTTTTCTCTTTTGCAATATCCGTTGTGGCAGCTTCGGCAAGCATATTCAAAATAAGCTCCGTGTTTGTCATGTGGTCACGCAGGTTTTCTTTTTTCAAGCCTTTAAGCACTTTGTATTCCTTTGTAGATTTACCGCTCCATTCACGAGTGATAATATCCGTAAGGCTTGCATACTGCTGATGGTTTTCAATACCAGCCCGCTTAAATTCATCAGTAAGCCCTTTGCGTACTTCCATTGATTTTATGCGTTGGTTAATCCAATTTTCAGAATACCCTTTTTTGAAGTATGTTTCAAAAGCCCTGTCAATGGCTTTTTCTGGGTCTACTATTTCGTCCAAGCGTTCACTTCCTACCTGCGCCAGCCACAACTTAAACGGCTCGGCTTTTTTTGATGGAATAGATTGGATAAGGCGCAAAAGTTGCTCCGTATCCAAAACATCAGTCATACGCATTTTGCCGTCATGGGCTTGCATTTTCAACTGTCCGATTTTATCGGACAGTTCACTTCCCTCGGCTTTTAGCTTTAATTTCAAATCTCCCCAATATTTTCTTGGACGGTCTGTGTCGGCAAGCACTTCGCAAACGTCCACAACGGAAAAATACCATTGTTCGGTTTCCTCACTCCATATTACACGGATTCTCTTATCCTCAAAAATTTTAATTTTTACATTGTCCATAATCACACCACCCTCAACTTGATTTTTTCGTTGATATTTTTAATCGTATGCTCCACATTTACCCTTGTTTCTGTGTTTTTGAAACAGCTATCGGTAAAGAGAATACGACCGGGGCGGTAGGTGCAAAGTTCCTCGGCGGCGGCTTCGTCTATGGCTACATCAATGCAAATAACAAAATCGCAGTCCTCGCCAATGCCGTAAACGATGTTGCCGTTTATTTCGATTGGGATTATTGGCGTGGTTAAGGTGTAATTGTTCATGCGCATTATTTCATAAACAATATCCTCGTGGCTTCGTCCGTCAATGAACGGCGAATCGGCGTGAAAAGAGAGTTGCCCCATAAGACGGGCTACTTCATCAGGATTTTTGGGGTCAACAGGGGTATCATCCCATATTTTGAAATTGGACTTGTCGAGTTTGAATACTCGGAAGCCTACATCAACATTGGGGTGATTTTTGGCTATTTCCTCTCCTGCTCGACGTATGCGTTCTTTGCCTATTTCGCAGATTGTAGGATATGTTTCGCTATCTGTTTTTTCAGGCAGTTGAACCATGATAAATTTTCTGCTTCCGCCGTCTTTGTTTGCTTCCATTACTGCATGGGCAGTGGTTGATGAGCCAGAAAAAAAGTCCAAAACGACATCACCAGGATTTGTTGCATGAAAAACAAGCCGCTTTATCAGTTCCACGGGCTTAACAGTTTCAAATCCATGGTTTTGCGCATATTTTGTCAATTCTTTTTTCGCACTTTCTGCAGTGCCAATATCTTTTGAAAAGAGTGCCCAAAATGGCTCTGTAACCTCGGTTCTTTCATCATCAGGGCGCATCTTTATAATCACTTTTTCATTTTTTATAAACAAATCCCTACGGGATTTGTAAGTGGCAACTTGGACTTGTCCAAGTTTCCACTGTTTCCCCGCAGGCGGCGAAACAGTGGAAACTCCGTCAGAAATATCAAAAACCATCGTTTCACGCCCACGGATTCCGTTGGCGTTCATAAGCTCTAAAATGTGTTCGCGATATTCTCCTTTTTCATCTGATAAGGGGTATTCTTTTTCGCCTTTCTTAATTAAATTAAAACGACGCATATCTGCCTTTGTATACACAGCGATATATTCTATTTTGGGTTGCAATTTATTAAACGCAGTAACTGTATTTTGTGATTTTGTTTTCGATTCCCAGCCAATATTCCCAACAAAATTTTCTTCGCCAAAAACTTCATCACACATTTTGCGTAGGTTATGCGCCTCGTTATCATCTATGCTTATAAAAATAACCCCATCATCACGCAACAAATAATTGGCAAGCCAAAGGCGTGGATACATCATATTAAGCCATCGTGTATGATAACGCCCGCTAACTTCGGGAATAGCAATACCCTTTTGCCCTGTATACTCCAAATATTTATCAAGAGAATCCATAAAATTATCGTCATATATGAAGTCCTCAGAGGTGTTGTAAGGCGGGTCAATATAAATCATTTTAACCCCACGCTCACCAGCGTAAGTATGTTTTATTAGCTTCAAAACTTCTAAATTATCGCCCTCTATGTAGAGGTTTTTGGTTGTATCCCAATTAACGCTATCCTCTTTACAGGGGCGCAGCGTTCCATTGGAATTTTTCTTCAAAAGGCGGTAGCTCTCAGTTTTGCCGTGCCATGTGAAGCTGTATTTTTCTTGCAAATCATCAGGCACAATACCGCTAATGTATGCCTTAAACTCGTCAAAGTCAAAATAACTCTCGCGCCAAAATTGCGGAAATATTCTCACCAATTCCTGTAGCTGTGCCGTGTCATATTCGGGCGGCAGTTGAAATTTTTCCATTATGCTTCGCTCCTAACTTGTATTTTGAATATCCGCTTAATTTCGATGCTTACTTCTTTATCGTCAAGCAGTTTTTTGATTTCTTGCTCTGCTTCATATTCGATACGCATTTTGTCCATGAACAACGCAGATTCCGCTTTTTGCAAATCGTCTTGTATTACAGCCAATTTCTTATCCAATTTTATGCGGTCATGCACGGAAGTAACTTGGGCTTCTTGTTTTTCGATGGCCTGCTTCTCTTGCAAAATAGCTTGTAGCTTGCGTTCAATCTCGGCTTTGCGGTTGTTTTCGTTGCGCCGTATCAACCGCAGGGCTTCACGCTCAACTATTTCCGCACCCTTCATAACGATATTGCGGTGCTTGTCCAAATCAACCATATCCTGATAATCGCCTTTGGGGTAGGTATAACTTAATCGCTCCTGCCAAGTGAGTTTTTGCCCTGTTTCGGTAAATTTTTCGCATGGTAGCGACAAAATTTTCCGGCACTCCGCATCGTTCAAGATATTTTCACTTGCCGTTTTACCTACCATTTCAAAGAAATCATAAGTATCTTGCGACCACCAATTTGCACCACGCTTGATGGTTATATCGTAAAATTCAATGGTGCATGGTTCTGTGTCGCTCACATAGACAACGCCCGCATCATTGGTTTTTTCATTTATAACGTGGTGAAGCACATTTATCGCAAGTTTGGCGGTTAGGGTGTATCGTCCGCTTTTAGGCAAGGCCATATCCGTCATGGAATATTCATCACGGCGTATATACAACCGCTTAAATAGTGGACTTGAACCTATGCCCTGCATTACCTTTATGCTTCGGGTGTCGTGGTTTAACCAAATTCCGCTTTGCTTGTCTAACGCAGAAGCGGTTACATACCACAAATCATTATTCATTTCACGCCGTTTTGTTTCTACATATTCCGGAGTAATAGTTGTAGTATGGCTTATTGTTTCATCAAATGTAGAAAAGAGGGCAGTCTTGGATTTTTCGGTTAAGATGGTATTATCGCTTTCCAAACTGGCAATCTGTTCAACAAAAGCCTGTTTTATTACTGCTCTATCCCTTGCATACTGGCTGAAATATGCCAACGCTCCATCAGCATCATAGAAATTGCCGACAATCTCATCTGATATGCCGAATATCCCCGCAAACTGCTTGAGGCGTTTTTTGTATAGCTCCAATGCTCGTATATCGCTGGCGTTCTGCCTGTTGATAAAATTGATAACAAGCACATCATTTTGTTGATTTTGCCTATGGCAACGCAAAATACGCTGTTCAATGTCCAGCGTATTATAAGATGTATCGAAGTTTATCACACAAGCGCAAAATTCAAGGTTAAGCCCCTCATTTGCAATGTCTGTGGTGATGAGGACTTGAGCTTCATCACGAAATTTTTCAATTATATCGTGACGGCGTGACTTTGAGCCATCAAAGGTCAGCACCTTGTATTTTTTACCAACAATTTCACTTAAAGCCTTTATGGTTATCCTGTTTTGCACGAAAACAAGAGCTTTTTTCTTTGCGCCTTTTGTGGCAAGCAACGCAAATAGTTTCGGCAACATATCCATCAAGGCCGCTATTTTGGCATTTTTCTGGATTTTGCTTGCAAGGTTGGCAATTTCGCCAATTTCCTTACGCTCCCAATCGTCTACATCATCACCCTGTATGCGGTCAGTAAGATTATTGGCTGTTTCGGCAAACGCAAATGTTGATGATGACAAAATATTGGTTAGCATCAGCATTAAATCGTAGTTGCTCATTTTGGGATATGCCTTTTTGAAGGGCTTGTTTGCGTATGCTAAAACCTTATCGTGCAACTCCAGTTCGGCAGCGGTTGGCGTAATGGCTACGCTTGCCACAAGCCGATTGGATATGTTGACATAGCCACCAACTTGGGATTTCAACGTCCTAAACACGTACTTGCCCGCACGTTCAGCCAGTTCGGGGTAGTTGTCCTCTTGGCGAAAATAGCGGGTGTAATATTCGCCGGGGTCGGGAAATTCGTCCTTATCTATGAAGTTGATAAGGTGGTACAAGTCCATGATGTCATTCATGATTGGCGCAGGGGTTAGCAGTATTTTGTAGCTGCTGTCTACAGCGGTTTTTAACTTGCGGTTTGTTTCGTTATCGTTTCGCAACCGCTGGGCTTCATCAAAACAAGCAATATCCCATTCATAACCGGGTATATCGCTTTCGTATGTAGTCAAATAAACACCGTCATCGTCAACGGTTTCAGTGGAGTATGGGATGTTGAAATTTACCTCTAAAACCTTTTCCCATTGGGCAAGCAAGTGAACAGGCACGACAATCAATATTTTTTGTGCGCCCTCAAACCATTTCTGCGAAATAATGAGTAGAGCTTCGTATGTCTTACCCAAGCTACCCTCATCAGCTAACACCACGCCACGGCTAAAAGGTGAATCCAAAGCAAAAGAAGCCGCTGCTACTTGATAAGGATACACATCAAGAGTAGCAGAAGCAAAGGCAGGAAGCAGTTTGCTATCATGCCGTAAGTTTTTCGCTTTATAATATGCGTGGAAAGGTGTTTGCATCGCTACACTCCTGTCGCTTCAAATTTTAATCCTCGGTGCTATGTTCGGACATCATTTCCATAATGTCGGCAAAATCGCAATCAAGGGTGTTGCATATGCGTTCAAGCATTTCAACATTAACGGTTTCACCTTTTGACATTTTGGTTAGCGTGGACTGGCTAATGTTCGCAACTTGCGCCAAGGTTTTTTTGTTAAGGTCTTTGTCAATCAGTAGTTTCCAAAGTTTTTTATAGCTTACTTTTTTCAAAACGGTTTCCTCATCTCATGGTTCATGCGCCTATACAGATGATTTTCGCACCTAAAACCAGTATATCACAACAATGATGAAAGGTCAATATAAAATCTTGCGTTCTCAAATTTTCGCATTGCATATTCAATTTTGTTATCATGGTGTAATTTTCCAAGTTTTGCCTGAAAGTTTCTAACTTTTGCCCAAAACTTTATAATTTTTGCTGTCTTGGGCGTGGTATAATGTATATGTGGAAGTTTGACGAGAAGCTATGTCACAATGGTGCATAAACGTCGGAATTGTAATCAGAATCAATCGGGCAATAACCGAAATATGTTAGCGCAAATACAGCCGAACGAACAGCATTGCCGTCATATAGTGCCACACCAAAACGAAAAATGACCGAATTTGCTTACGATGTATAATTTTATAGCGGTTTTAATGTGCTATAATGTAAAGTGACGAGATGTGGGCAGAAGTGCAAAATTGATTGCATTTCGCCTTTTTTATTTCCCAGCCTAATTTGCAATCAACCATCATGCCCTGTGGGGTCTGGTGGTTTTTTATGCCGATTTTTCGGTAGCCCAAACCCAAATCTAATCGGGCAAGCGTACCGCTATCGTCACAGCGGGCGTTAAGACAGGGAAGGAGCGAGAGCAGTATTGTTTTGTCTGCACTTTGTCTGCAAAATGTCTGCATTTGTCTTTGTTTTGTCTGCTGACATTCGTTTTTTTATGTGGTATCATTAAGGTGTGGAGGAATGTGCAGGCATAGCACATTGCAACCTCCGTCTAAAATTATCAACACGGCCACCACCGCTATTTTAATAATGGCGGTAGGTGGCTTTAATATTGCCCTCAAAAAAATACTAGGGGCAAGCGTGACCATTATGTACCCGCAAAAGGCGGGCTTCCGCAGGCAGTTTGGGAAGCAAAACTACTGAACATGGAAATGTATAGTAGCGTATATGAAAAGGAGATGATTCTTGAAGAAGAACAAGGTAGACACAGTGCGTTTCACACAGCGAGCGAGTATTAGGTGTAAGATAATCAAAAATAAGGACACCCACAAGCACTGTAAAATGGCTAATTGCGGTCATTATGCGATAGGCGGTGATGCCTAATGAATGGGTGGATTAAGCTACACAGACAGTTTCTGCAATGGGAGTGGTTTTCTGACCCGAATGTACTCAGCGTATTTGTCTATTTGCTTCTGCAAGCTAACCGCAAAGACGGCAAATGGCGCGGACATGAGGTTTTATGCGGGCAACACATTACCTCGAACGAGATAATTTCGCTCCATACAGGCTTATCCGTACAGATGGTGAGGACTGCACTCCGCAAGCTGAAATCAACAGGGGAAATCACAACCCAATCAACAAACAAATTTACCCTTGTAACCATTGTAAAATGGGCGTTTTATCAGGGCGGTGCTGATGATTGCAACACGCAAAATAACAATCAATCAGCGAGCAATCAACACGCCGATAACGCACAGCCAACAAACGGACAACATTCAATCAACAACAAACAAGAAGTTAAAGAAAAAGAGAATAGAAAGAATGCAAGAAGTGAAGAAAACCCCTTGCCGCCTACGGCGTTTGAGGGAGGTTCGCCAGCTTCGTGTTCTCAGCCAGTAGGTTTTGAATTTGAAAACCTAAACAATAACGAGTATTTACCAAAGAAACCGAAACAAACTGATGAAAAATCCACAACCGAAAAAACAAATATACTCACCATTTGCAGCAACTATACATTTCATGGCGAACTGGGGCAAGCTGTGAATGACTGGCTAGTCTACAAGCAGGAAAAACGCCAGCAGTACAAGCCAAGCGGTCTTAATAGCTTGCTATCCCAAGTGCAAAAACACGCCAACACATATGGTGAAAGTGCTGTAATTCATGCAATCAACGAAAGCATGGCGAGCAATTATCAGGGCATCGTTTGGGATAAAGTCAAAAATATAGCTTCTGAAAGGGATTCCCCAAAACAAAAGGGTAATCCCTTTTTAGCGTATGCAAAAGAACTTGAAGAAAAAGAGAGGAGCAATTTATCATGACACAAAAAGAAACGGCGTATTTGCTGAGTATTCTGAGAGCGGCTTACCCACGGTTTTATTATGATGTTTCGCCTGATGATTTGAAAATCAGCGTAGACACATGGACGGTGATGCTTTCCGATACGAGTATAGAGATTGCGACCGTGGCGTTACAGAGGCTTATCGCCACAAGCAAATTTCCACCAACCATTGCGGAAATGAGAGAATCCATATCCGCTGTCATTCACCCAGCTTTGCCAGATTCGGGCGATGCGTGGGGTGAAGTCATTAAGGCAATTGGCCAGTACGGATATTATCGCACAGAGGAAGCGTTGGCTTCCATGCGTGAACCTGTTCGCCTTGCCGTAAAACGCATGGGCTGGCGTGAATTGTGCATGAGCGAAAATGGCATGGCAGATAGGGCGCATTTTCTGCGTATTTATGAAACTATGGAGAAACGCACTAAAGAGGAGAATTTGCTACCTGTTGCGCTGAAAGATGCAATCGCAACAATCGGGCAATCCATGAATGTTAGAGGATTTGTTGAAATGACATGACATCACATAAGCAACACCCAGCACCAAACATAACATCAAACCAATAGCCGTTAAATCTGCAAGCAGATAGCGGCTTTTTATTTGCCATGTCGTGGCTGATGCACACGATAAATTTCAAGGCAGAGCGTGACCATTGTTACAAAGTCCAGTGGGCGTAAAGAAACGGAGATGATTTTTGAGGAAAGAGAAAAACATACCAACAATCGCACAAGGCACAGCCTTACAATTTCCGCAGCCAATGGAAATCAGCATCGGCAGCACAACATTTGTCGTAAATGGCTTCTTCAAGCCAACAGGCAAACCCCTATCAGAAAAACTTTATCGTCTTATGGAAAAAGACGTTGAAACCGCAGCCACAGCGCACTATAATGATATTATACCAAAAGAATGTTTGGCTGTAGGTGAATTAAGGAGGACAGCAATATGAGCCTACAGACAATGACTGGTTTTACAACGAGTGGTTTTGACTTGCAAACAGCAAGCATCGGAAAACTCGGAAATATGCAGACCGCAAATATCGGCTCTGCCATGAGCATTAGTGCCAAAAGTCAACGCATCTGTGCGTTATATTTGCGCCTATCAAATGACGACAAAAATTTGGACGAATCTGACAGTATCGCAAATCAACGGGCAATCGGCACTCGTTATGCCGAGGAGCATGGCTTAACCAACATCATGGAGTTTGTTGATGACGGCTGGACAGGCGTGGATTTCATTAAACGCCCGGGTTTTCAGCAAATGATGGCTATGGTCGAGAGCGGTCATATAGGCACGGTTATCGTAAAAGATTTATCGCGCCTTGGCCGTGAGCGGAACTACATGGGCATCTTTATGGAGTACATCTTCCCCAAGTTTGGCGTGAGATTTATTTCCATCGGTGAATCCGTGGATTCTTCCAAAGGCGATAACGACATGGTGCCGCTGATTAACCTTTTTAACGAATGGCACGTTAAAAGCACGAGCCAAAAAGTTAGAGCGGTTAAGGATATGAAGGCGCGACAAGGCAAGCGGTCGGGTGGATTTGCTCCGTATGGCTATATCTTCGACAAGGAACTGGACAAACTGGTTATTGATGAAGATACAGCACCCACTGTTAGGCGTATCTTTAACTTGTATCTGAGCGGAATTGGTTACACCAAGATTGCAAAGATGCTAACCGCCGAGGGCATACCATCGCCAACCATCCACAAAGGGCATAGCCCTAAAAATCCTGATACTGCTCCAGAAGAATGGTCAGGTGCTACCGTTAGTGATATGCTTGGCAACAAGGTTTTCATTGGGCATACCGTGAGCAAACAAACCTACGCTATATCCTACAAGCACAAACAGCGCATCGCCAACAAAGATGAGGACATGATAACGGTCTGCAACACACATGACCCTATCGTTGACGAAGAAACCTTTAATATCGCAAAAAATCTTCGTCACGGCAAACGCAGACCAACCAAAAACGGTGAAATGGTTATGTTTTCGGGATTGTTGGAATGTCCAACGTGCAGGCGCAAACACCAACTCATGAAGGGCGGTAAAAAAAACCGCCACGAATGGCGTTATGTATGCGGAAGTTATCGCAAAAAGGGCAGAGATTGCACCATTCATAGCATCATGCTTGGTTCACTCGAAAAAATAGTTACTGAACATCTCCGCATGATAACGGAAATGGTGGCCATTGATGAAAATGCCTTTGCCGAGCGGTTGATGGAGAAGGGCGCAAAGAGCCAAAAATCCAACATGGCGAAGAAAAAAGCCGAACTCGATAAATCAAAGCGTAGGGTAGTGGAACTCGATACCCTGTACACAAAAATTTACGAGGACTTGGCTTTGGGCAGGCTTACGGAGGAACGCTATCAGCGAATGGCAACTGCTTATGAAGCGGAGCATCAAACCCTAACTGCCAATATCGCAAAACTGGAGCAAACCCTCGCACAAAACGCTGATGCAGTAGCTGGCGTGGATAAATTCATAGCGATTGTGAAAAAGCATATCGCCATGAAAGAGCTAACCCCATCACTTTTGCGTGAACTCATTGAAAAGATTGTTGTTCACGATAAGGTGAGGACGGAAGAAGCGTTTTTCGATTCGAGGGGCAGACCTCGTAAGCCTATGACACAGCAGATTGATATTTATTATAATTTTGTTGGAGTGCTTGGGTAGCAACGAGCAAGGAACTGTGAACAACGAAAGGTGCTGTAAACAAGGGCATCACAGCACCTTTCCATGAATTATCCACAAAGTATCGTTATTGAAAATTACACGACATGGATAATGTAGAAAGAAACTAAGGAACCCAACATTAAGCATCCTTTGCGAATAAAACACAAGGGATGATTTTTCATTTTATGATGTTGAGTTTTTTTACTTTACGAATTGAAGTTAAATATATCATTGCTACTTGATAATTTTTATTTTCCATATCAAATTTGTATTCCAACAATGTCCTCGGAATATATCCTGTTGGGCAATCATAGTTGTTTTTAACGCCTGTAACTGAACGCTTAGATATTAAAGAAATATATTTTTGTGTATGCGGAGGCGGTAAGGCAAAATGATTGTCTAAGTTCCACTGTTTTTTCCAACTGTGTGCATAAAAAGATATTTTATAATTGATATCATAATTGCCTGGAGAAATGTAGACTTGCGAACCATCAGTAATTCCTGCGGCTTTCGCAAGCCCATTAATTGAGCCAACTGTTTCATCAATATCATTTTCGATTAACTCGTTTTGAATTAATTCAAGCATGACAGATTTTCCACTACGCCGTATATCAACTAACACCTTAATAAGCTCGTTGCCAATAAACGGACGAATACGAATCATATATTCTTCTCTTTTTATCATAAAAATCAAACGCCTTTCCTATAATGCTAAAATCATCAATTTTATCAAACAAACTAAGCAACCGAGCCTTCGCTATCATTAGCTTGTACTAATCTTCATTATCTCAAGATGTTAACAAGTATTCAAGACAATAAGATTTATCTCACCTAAGTCATAGTATAAATGATGAAACAGCAAATTGATTAGCGACATATTAAGCAACATTTAAAACTAAATGTAGATACTATAATTCTTTAATTATTTGCGATTGCCTGAATGAGGTGTGTATGATATAATAGATATAATTAGAAGTTTAGTAAAATTGGTAGTTTAGTCATCAATGTGAGATTTGACATTTTGCATGCCCCATAAGCTTGATGTTTAAAGATGAGTATTATTTCTGACGACTTAACTGGCTCCAATGGCGAAAGAAAAAAATAGATGGTACTCTAAAGTTTTTATGTGATTATGGTTATTTGGAGTATAAAAATAGCATGAATGAGTATTCATTCACTGTTAAGAGTTGGGAGTATATAGGCGAATTGCACTCCACTGTACGTGATTTGCCTCAAGCTTTTATTGCAATGCATTTTTTATCAGAATGTAGCTGAAATACTCTTTCATAATTCAAAAAAGCAAATTTTCAATTGTGGATTTAACAGATCATAGAAATGGCCTCTATTATGAAGATGGTTACGCACAAGGACTAGGAAAGGAAGTAGTATTGACTTGCAATGAAAAACATTTTGAAAACAGGCACTTTGACGTTGCACAAATATCTACTGTTGTGTGGAAAGACAAAAATGATTTTATATGAACGACTTCTAAAGGCAATTGAAGCTACTGTAAGAAAACGTTCAAAAAATATATAATATTAAGAAGGTGAATATATGTTTCAAACAGCTTCTGGGGTAACAGTTCCTTTTCCAACAATGATAAAAGAAGAATTTCAAGTCTACGAGAGCAGTATTTTATTTAATTTGAGTTTTGAGAAATTAAAATCTTTAATTGAAGAATTTATCAACCATCTCTCAGAGCCTTTGTTTTTTGTACTCGAAATACCACTATCGCAACAGGAAGAGTTAGAATTGCAAAAAGGTGATTTTCATCCATTGCATAAAAAAATTTGTTACTTAGATGGGCAATCAAGAGAGCAAATCAAAGCAATTTTTCACATATATGGAGATTTATTATTAAATGATGGAATATCTCAGTTTGCTATCTATTCACAAATTGCAAGAGATGGTATTTACATACAAAAATATAAAGTAGTAAGTATCTATAGCGATAATCCAGAAAAATATTTTGAGTTTCTTGCAAGCTATAGGCTCGCTCGAACAAATGATCTTCTTACTGTGTGGGATACTTTTTCTTATGAATCGCCAGGAGAAGTGAGAAAAATTGAGATAAATGGAATGGATATTTTCGATGTACATGATGAACTTGTAAAAATAGGACTGTATGTTGCAGAAATAGTAGAAGATTGAGATTATTACGTGTGCAAGTAATGCAGAAAGGAAAAACATATGGATGTTAATATAAAGAAATCAATATTAGATAAGCTTCACCATATCGATCAAACTCACGAAGTAAAAATTCTTCTTGCTATAGAATCTGGTAGCCGCGGATGGGGTTTTGCTGCTGAAAATGCAGATTATGACTGTCGTTTTATATATGTACACAAGCCAAAGCGATACTTGAGTGTTTTAGAATTTGACGAGTTCATTGAGCATGAGTTGAACGAAACCTATGACATAAAGGGATATGATTTAAAAAGAGTGCTTAAATATATCATGAAATCGCAGGCAACTATTAATGAGTGGCTTAGTTCTAATATGGTTTATATAAAGAATGAGCTTATTGTAGCAAGGCTTAATGAGCTAGCAACAGACTTTTTCAACCCTATTTCTGTAAGTCATCATTACCTTAGCCTTGCACGTAAAATGCTTGTTGAAATAACAGAGGCTGCTGAAGCTAAAATAAAGAAGTATTTTTACATCTTGCGCCCGATAGCCAATCTCAACTACATTCATCAATATAGGAAAATGCCATATATGGAATATGACAAAACTCTAGATGCAACAAATCCGCCTTATGATATATTTGCTGCTATACGGGAGCTAAGAGAAAAAAAGGTATCATCGCTAGAACATGACAAAATACCGCAACACACACTTTTAATAAATTATTTCAATTCAGAAATTAGTCGCTTTGAAAGCATATTAAAAGAAATGAAATACGAAAAGAATACCAATTATGATGCTATTGATGAGGCGTTTATGTTGATTATAGAGGAAGTATGGAAATGAAGCAATTATTAGAGCATAAAAATTACGATTTTCTAAAAACTAACTCTGACTTGAACCAAGTGATTTACCTAGTTGCGAGCGGGTCTCGTGCATATGGAACGGAAACACCCGATAGTGATGTAGACTTACGAGGTGTTTTGGTTGAACCTAAGCACTATTTGTTTGGGCTTAAATCTTTTGAACAATTTGAAGATTTACCATCCGATACTGTTATTTACGGGCTAAAAAAATTTGCTTCACTCCTTGCAAAGGCCAATCCTAACACTATTGAACTTCTTGGTGTAGACGATGAGTGCATTGTAGTAATGACTAAGCAAGGCAAGCGCCTACGAGAAAATGCCGAGCTTTTCCTTTCCACAAGGGCTGTAAGCAGCTTTGGAAATTATGCCCTAGCTCAGCTTCGTCGCTTGCAAAATGCACTCTATCGTGATAGCTATACAGAATCCGAACAACGAGAACATCTTAAGTCAATGTTAAACACACACATGGAGCATTTTCAAAGGACATATACCAATTTCGCAGAAGGCTCCATTATATTGTCGACAGGTGATAGTAATTTGCTATTTGACATTAACCTAAAACAGTATCCTGTAGTTGATTTTGTTGGCATCTACTCCGAACTTGCAAGCATCGTAAAAAGCTACAACAAATTAAACCACCGAAACAACAAAAAATCTAAAAAGCAGTTATATAAACATGCTATGCACTTAATAAGGCTACTAATGACAGGAACGGATATTTTACTTGGAAAAGGCATAATTACAAGGCGTAAAGAGGAGCAAACCTTACTTATTGAGATAAGAAACGGCAACCTTTCTTTTGAGGAAATCTTTGACATTACGAAAACATTCCAAGATAAATTCTATGATGCAGCTAAAACAACAAATTTGCCGTATGAACCTGATATGAATGCTATTGACAGGCTAATGATAGAAATTTATGAGATGGAGATGTAAATATATGTCTTTTAGTGGATGTACTAATATTAATTTTATTTGTATTGACATTATAAGTGCGAAATCGGGTGAAGAAAGCCCGATTCCGCAAAATAGCAGATGATTTGTTATCTACTTTGTTTTTACCTAATCGGTAGCAGCAAATCAAGTTGCGTATCTACAGTCTGAAACGGCATAGCTTAACTGCTATGCCGTTTCTCTTTTATTAAATTAATCTAGCATATTTAAAGCTCTAATCACTGTTATTTGAACAGTTACAGCTTGAGCTCTTGTCATATAGCTATTCACCCCAAAGCTGCCATCATTCATTCCATTTTCATTCAAAAATCCTGCGTTTATTGCAAGTTCTATTGAATCTCTAAACTCCTGCATTAAAGCATTATCGCTAAAGCCATCTGCTGAAATGTTATTAATTAGTTTAATGTTAGCAATAGTTGCAAGATTTGCAAGTATAACTGCCATTTCGCCACGAGTTATTAAATTGTTTGGATTAAATTCTGTGCCAGTGTCAATACCGTTAAAAAGTCCAATCTGATTTAATGCCATAATTGCCGTGTAGAACCAGTCGTTTTCTGCTACATCAGTATATCTCTTAGCTGAAAACTCAATGTTTCTAGGCTCTAATGCAGTATACAACATCTGCACAAATTCTGCACGAGTTATTTGTGCGTTAGGCATAAATGTTCCATTTGCATAACCTCTTACAAGACCTCTTGAGCCAGATTGAGTTATTGCGTCAGTTCCCCAATGCCATTCTATATCGCTAAAAGATACAGGATTATGCACTATAGTATAATTCGAGAAATGCTTTGTTGTAAAAGTAACAATTCCATTTTCATATCTCGAGTTTTTCACAACATGCATCTCTCCTAAGGCATCTACAAAATATACCACCAAAGCATTAGGATTTTCACCTTCTTTAAGCTCATAAGGAAGCCTTACTTCTACTAATCCAGCAAAATTTGAAACATATCTGCTTCCAGTACGCATAGTTAAAGAATATAGGTTTTCAACAGCCGAAATGCTTATAGTAAAGCTATTGTTTAAAGAGCGTGAAAGGCTTGAAATGGTTGTTCTATCAAATGTTATAGCCCCATCATCAAACACAACAGAAAGCTGTTTTTCTGCCCTAGCAATTGCTAAAAGCAATGTTCTCTGAATTTCAATACTTTCAGCATTGTTTATTGTTTTTAGATTGATTTCTACAATTTCTTCTGGCGAATTCATAATTTCGTTAATTTTATCTTGAGGAAGTATTAATGCAACATTTCCTCTTGAAATTGTGTAATTTACTAAAACACCATTAATAGAAACTGTATTAGCAGGAACTCTGATACCATGTGTTATAATAATATTTTCATTTTGAGCAGGTATATAAACTGGAGGCTCCGGAGGCCTCGGTGGCTCTAATCCCAAAACCAAGTTTGTTGGACTGCTTGCAATAAATCCAAGTCGCTCATTAGAGGTTATTATAACTACTATGCTAAAGCCAACATCTTCTACTCTTACAGTGTATGATGGTGATAAGCCTGATTGAACAGTTACACCATTTACTCTAAACTCGTACGATAATATCTCTGAGCCTACATGTGGCGTTAAAGATGCCACAATTGTATCTCCAACCCTAGGCGAAATATTAGTAAGCGTAGCTGTTCCTGTAAGTATTGGCGTTCTATCAAGTGTTGCAAATGTTGCCATTTCACTTATTAAAGAAGCCTCATGCGTTGCAGTTGTTCTAATTCTTTGATAGAAATTATAAGATGTTTGAGGCATAAGACCTGTAAACACAGGATTTTCTACCCATATAACGCCATCCATACTATACTCATGGCCTGCAGCTTGCTCTAGAGTTATACTAGTTTGAGTTCTTTCAAGAAGAGTTGGTGCATTTGGTCTTGCAGGGCCAACTAGCTTTTGAATAGGACCCACAGCGTTCGAAACTACCATTCCAGGCTCTGTTGAAGCTTGGCTAATTACCTCTACCCAAATTCTTTTACCTACTGTTTCCGCTGTTACTGTATAAGAATTATTTGATGTATAGGTCCACCCCAAGAAATCATTACCTGTTCTTACTACGTTCACGTCAGTAGAGGTAGTTATTATATCGCCATCTGCAAACCATACAAATGTCATAGGTCCTAGTATTGAAGTTCCTGGTGTAGCTGGCACTATGAGAGCACTTGCATTTATTGTGTCACCAATTCTAAGTGTTGTTCCAACTCCTGTAAAAGTAACAGTTCCTGAAATTTCTCCGCTAGGTCTAGGTGGTGTAGTAATCATAACAGCTTCACTTGGCAGAGAAGCTTCATACAAGTCATTTG